CGTTCGGGGTGGACACTCTTTTTCAACCAAGGGCGAGTTCAATGGAATGCTTACACATGCTACTACGCTCAATAAGAAAGCGTGGCCTGCTCTATTCTCTGAGACTTTTGCTCAAAACAGCGTGTACGAAATAACAAATAAGTTTGCCCCACAGAATGCTTACGGTTCACGCAAGGGTGCAGTTCTAATAAAGGTTGAATTGGACAACATCATGAAAGACATTGAAGAAGTGGAAAGAGCCGTCCCATCCGGCGACAGTGACGAGCCTCTCGGTTACTGGCATCTAAAACAAAGACCTTGGTTAGTAGACAAGTTAAGTAAAGACGAACCCCCTGAACAGGAGAAAGAAAATGGCTAATAAAGAAGTACGTGGGTTCGATGGACTCACAGTGGAATACAGATCAGACGAGCAGGGAAACCGAAGCCCTTTGATTCGGGGCACCGCTGTTCTGTTCAACTCCGACTCAAGAGACCTCGGGGGTTTTGTTGAAAGGATTTCACCAAGGGCGTTTGATAAGTTCTTCACGGAAGAAAGAGGGTGCAACGGGAAGTGCCATGATGTCGCTTGCCTATGGAGTCACGATACTTCAAAAGTTCTTGGTAGGACTCCTAAGACACTGAAACTAAAAAAAGATGAGAGAGGGATTCATTTTGAACTCGATCCACCAAAATCAATGCCTCATATTGTTGAAAGTGTTGAGAGGGCAGATGTTCGAGGGGCAAGTTTTGCTTTCTCCGTTTCAGATGGCGGAGACGATTGGTCAACAGACAACGAAGGCCGGTCAATTAGAACCGTAAATGACATTTCTGGATTTTACGAAGTTAGTTTGGTGCTTCAACCGGCGTACGAATTGACTGAGGTTTCAGTAGCTAAGAGGTCATTCGACCAATTCAAGGCAGAGAGAGCAGCGAGAAAAGCTGAACTTAGTGAATCGTATAAGCGATTCAAGGAATTTGTTGCCGAAAGAAGAGGCTAGTATGACCAGTGGCGATAGATGTAAGTGTTGTAAAGCTGGATATATGGGTGTTTACCGGACTGTAAGGAATGGAGATGCTCCTGTAGTCAGGTATCTAAAGTGCAATGGATGTGGTGAAACCGGTAAAGAAATTGTTCCACCGGAGTTTTCAAGGCGGAAAATCACCACATCCACAGAAATTCGATAGTTGTTACCAAGTTTGGTAATCCTATCGCTTCACCACGTAGATTTTTGCCCTACATTCCCCTGAAAGCTAGGGGCATTCTGCTGCTAGCACTTACGCATATAGCAGAAAGGCCAAAATATAATGGCTAACAGAATAAAGTCCTTGCTCGATGAGTTAGCCAGCGTTCTGGCTGAAATGGGTGCATTGAACGAAAGCGAAGAGGCACCTAGTGAAGAAGAGACCAAGAGCCTTGAAGCGTTAGACGCTCGGGCAGAAACACTTCGATCACAAATTGAATTAGTGGAGCGAATAGAAAAAAGAGAAGCAGAACTTCGTTCTGTTCTCGAAAACGCTGCTCCTGTAGCGGAACTTTCAGAAGAGCCAAGAACAACAAGCCCAAAGGAGAAAGCAGTGGAACGAAGACAACTTGTGGTCCCGACTCATTACGGCACCTTGCGATCTTTTGCTGACGCAGAAACCGCATACCGTGCTGGAATGTGGTTGAAGGGGTACGCCTTTAATGATCTCGAAGCTCGTAGATGGTGCAACGACTACGGAGTAGGTCGCCATACTTTACGTGATTGGCCTGATCCAAATGTTCCTGCACAGTCAGGGCGTGTTGATGCTGACGGAATGCATAATGGCATTGATCCAAACAATGGTCTTGGTGGTGCTTTGGTTCCTGATGAATGGTCTTCAACACTTTACAAGAATGTTCTTGAGTACGGAGTTTTTCCTTCTAACGCTCAGAACGTGAAGATGTCCTCAGATGTTCTGGTTCAACCAAAACAGACTGAAGGTCTTGAGGTGAGCATTGTCGGCGAAAACTACATGGCTCCCGTTGATAACGTGGGATACGAAAATGTAAACGTCATTGCAAAGCTTTTTGCGGTTCAGTGCCGTCTTCCTAACAGCTTGATTGGTGATTCAATCATCGCTCTTGCAGAAAACACTGCTGACGAAATTTCTCGTGCTTATGCAAAGAAGTACGACGAACTTGGTTTCAATGCAACTGCTGCAACCGGTGAAGGTGGGATTGTTGGCGTAAATTCAGCGATCACTGACGGCACTCACACTGCCAGCGTTGTTCAAGGTTCTTCAACACTTGCTGGCATGGAACTTGGGATGTTTAGCGAAGCAATCGCGAAGCTTCCGATGTTTGCTCGAAGTCGTGCCAAGTGGTATATGAGTCCTGCTGCATTCGGCCTTGCTTGCACTCCAATCAGCATGTTGATTGGTGGCAACACTCGCACTGATGTAGCTGCTGGTCCTGTTCAGAACCAGTTCCTTGGATATCCAGTTGAATTGGTAAACGTAATGTATTCCGATCCGGGTGCATCTGCTGCAACTGACGTTTTCTGCCTCTTTGGAGACTTGAGCCTCGCAGCGATCTTTGGTGATCGTCAGCAGATGCAGATCAAGACCTCAGCAGAAATCTACATGCAGTACGATCAAACCGCGATGGTTGCATTTAGTCGTGCGGGCATCTTGGTTCACGAACTTGGTGACGACACCACTGCTGGACCTTTGATTGCAATCGTCGGCGGTGGAACAGATGCCAGCCGAGATGCAATGGGTGGAGTTTACACTCCAACGCCATAAGGGTTTGGTTAAGTAAAAGTTTTGAGAGGGATGGGAGCCTCTATCCCATCCCTCTCTTTTTTTAGGAAGAGTAACAATGAAGGCCAAAGTTAGGTTTATAAAAAATCACGGCAACTTTCGGGTTGGATTGATTACTGAGATGGAACATTCTTTCGCAGATATGTTCATGAAAAGCGGAATTGTTGAATTGGTTAGTGTTCCGAAGTTTGAGCAAAAGCCAGCAAAGAAAAGACGCAAGAGAAAGAGAAAAACCAAAGATGCAGTATCCAGCGAGCGGGTTGCAGATTCCGGTTCGATATCGATCTCTTAAAAGGATTGTCGAACCAGAAAGCGAGCCAGTTTCCTTAGTCGAGGCAAAACAGCATCTTCGTGTAGATATCACGGAAGACGATTCGTATATAGAGCGAATCATTACTGTTGCTAGAGAATACGCCGAAACATATTGCGACATGACATTCATTCTTTCCAAGTGGCAGATGAAGTTTGATAGGTTCCCCTACACGATTCGACTACCGAGACCTCCTGCACATGTTGGACTCCTTAGAGATACTGGTGGCGACATAACGATTGAATATGCGACTGAGTGTGACGCTTTCACATACGAAGAACTCGATTCTTCAAGGTATCGCTACGATTGGGACATAAACCCGGGTTGCGTTTATTTTGATTGCAAGAACGGGTGGCCTTCTGAACAGTGGGCAACACAAAACGGAGTGAGAGTAACTTGGTGGGCCGGATATGGCCCAGAACCAAGCGATGTACCCGTGAAGATTCGTCACGCGATACTAATGCTTGTCGGTCAATATTATGAAAGACGACTAGCGACAGAACACGCAAATAGCTTTGAGGTTCCCTATGGTGTCCAAGCGTTACTAGACGCCAGTAAATGGGGGGCGTATTCATAATGGCACAAGCTATATATCCCGGGAAGATGCGTGAAAGGCTAGTTGTTCAAAGAGCCAAGGAGTCGAGAAACGAACTTGGTGAAACAACTATGAAGTTTGAAGACTTCAAATCTGTTTGGGCATCTGTTGAGGGTGTCAGTGCAACGGAAAACCTAAGTGCTGGTCAGCAGCAGATTGATATCACTCATAGGGTGAAGATTAGGTATCTGGAAGGGCTGACTCAGAAGATGCAGTTCAAGTGGAGGAACCGAACCCTGCAAATAGTTTCACTTCTTGAGCATGGGAACAGGTCGCAGCACGAAGTGATCTGCGTGGAGGACATTGACTAATGACGGCAACATACCGAGCTACTATAAGCCCAGCGAATGGAAACAACGTCCAGTTACTTTTCCCAGACTCGCAATTCAAGGACGTTGTAGATCAGTTTAAGGCTATCAATAATAATTATGTATCAGCGAAGCACATGGGGGCAGCGTTAAAGATAGCAATCAAGCCCGGGACAAAAGCACTCAGGAAGAATACTCCGAAGGGACCAACCGGAAACCTGAAGCGTGCTATCGCTACAAAAGTTGTCAAATATTGGAAGCAGGATTACGGATGGGCAGCAGCATTGACGGGGTACAGGCGGTCGGGGAAGGGAGACGCTAAATCTTTTGGTGGCGGCTCCGTGATGGTAGGGAAAGATCGAGCTTACCATCAAGGATTCCTAGAATTTGGGACACGCCAAAGAAGAACCAAGAGCGGTAGCATCGCATCGAGTTACAACTGGCGTGGACCCTTCAAGCTCGAAGTAAAGGAATCCCGAAAGAGGGGATCAGACGGAAAGTACGCCAAGTTCATGAAAAGGCAGGGGTACAGGCAGGTCGGGAATGTTTCTACTGTTCCAAAGTATCCAAAGGCGTTCTTTAAGTCTGTTCCAGAGGGTGAAACTGTTGACTTGAAATATATGCCTCTGGGTGGAACACAGCTAAGAAAACCTCCTATTAGGTTCTCTTTCAATCAGGCGTTGCCAGCAATGAGAGCATTGATGAACGAAAACATGAGGCTACAACTTCAGAAAGCAATCAACGAAGTTTGGGGCAGGTCTCAAAAAGGATATTAAACACAATGAAATCCCCAGAAGCAGCAATCAGAAACGTCCTCATTGCAAACGACGAAGCTAGAAAGTTGTTTGGAGAACGGATATATCCCGTTATCGCTCCGATGTCTGCTGTATACCCGTTTGTTCTTTATAAAAGAACAGGTATTCAGCGGGAATCAACAATTAATGGACCGATGGGAACGCCGACTGTAAACCTTGATATCACGGTGATTGATGCTACATACGAGTCAGCGAGACTTGCTGCTGACACGATACGACACATTCTGGATCAGTACGCAGGTTTTGTTGGTGATGTTTTCTTACAGCAAGTTGCTGTTCAAAACGAAGCTGATGATTTTGTTCAACTTGGTGGTTCAGAAATGCCCCCCTCCTACAGTGTTACTTTAAGTCTCGATGTTCTTTGGATGGAAACAGAAAGGTAGCCCAGAATGGCAACTCCCGATCCCTTAAATAAAACCCCGCATGGTCCTTATGATCCGAATAATAGCGGAACGTGTCAAGGTACAGTAGTTACGTTCCAACCTCAGAAAACCGATGCAAATGGAACGATATCTAATGATGGAGCCTTGGTTACTTATACAGTTACTAACCTCACTTATTCTCTTTCTAGTCAAACATCAAGTTCAGACGAACTTGATGTTTCTCATATCGGGCAAGCTTACGGCGAACCAGTGTTGACTCAGGAAAGACCTCTCATTGGTTCCACTGGTGGTGGCGACTCTGGCAAGGAAGTTCAGATTGATTTCATTGGCACTAAGGCTTTAGATGAAGACCAGAAAGGCGAACTTGTAATAAAGGGTGGAATCGACTTGACGACTCAAGCAAAGGTTACGTCAAGCTCAATAACTCTTGCAGTCAATGATGTAATCAGAGGGTCGGTTACTTTTTCTGTCAGCAGTCATGCCACCGAAAGTGGACCACATGACGGCGACTGTGTAACACCTACCTATGACTAAGGTAAAAATTAAATGGCAACTTATTCAGTAGAAGTTGAAGCAAGCTGGAATGGTAAACCTATCACTGAGATGAGAAGTCTTAGTATTAATGGGCCTACCGGACCAAGCGAAGCTAGAGACTTCTTTTGGGTAAAGAACTCTGGAAGCGTTTCGATTACTTACTTGGGAAGTGGCCCCGGAACAGGCATGTGGGGCAGGTATGCGGACCTTGTAATTAAAGGAGGAGGACTCGATTGGAATCAAAGGGCCGTTTGTGGTCAGACTACTTGTAGTGCAAACCTCAACGGGGTAACGGAGTACACAGTGGAATTTTCATTTTTAACTTGAAGCGGAAGGCAGTTTCAATGGCTCAATTAACAGCAGATCAGATTTTAGGTGCTTCAGACGCGAAGACGTTTGAAGTAGAGGTTCCCGAGTGGGGTGGTCAAGTTTACATTCGAGTCATGAGCGTTGGCGAGCGTGACGCAAACGAACTTGAGTGGTTGAGGAACAAAGATAAAGGAGTGATTAACTTTCGCTCCAAGTTCCTTGCTCGCGTCCTGTCTGACAAAGAAGGGAAACGCATTTTCACAGACGATCAAGTCAAGGGATTGTCTTCAAAAAGCGGTGATGTATGCGACAGATTGTTTAAGCTTGCAATGAGTCACAACTCGCTTACCGATCAAGATGTGGAGGAACTCGCGGGGGAATGAATGCCCGTCCACTGAGAAGATTTCTTTTTCGGTTGGCGGGTCATTTGGGCATGACAGTAAGAGAGATAGAAACGAGAATGGATTCTCGTGAACTCTCAGAATGGATTGCAATGGATAGATACTACGAACCATTGGGAGATACTTGGTTGCAGACGGGATATCAGATCGCAGCATCACTTGCTCCGTACTCGAAACGAAAGCTTGATCCAAGAGATTTTGTTCCGACTGCTGGCACTGCACCGATGCACCAGACGCAGATAGATGAACAGTTAAAGATGCTTCAGGCAGACTTAGAGGGTTTAGAGTAATGGCAGGTCCAACACTAGCTTTATCGATGCAAGTTACTGCGAACACGCAGGGACTTGCAAAGGCGACAAAGGATGTCGAAAAGCTAATGAAGAATATGGAGAAGTCAGTAAAGGATACGCAGAAGACTCTAAGTAAAATAAGCCTAGGCACTTCTTTTCTTGCAGTAAATGAGGGCATTCAGCTTTTTACTAATGCGTTGAAGAAAGCCTATGGTTCCCTCAACCAGTTTGTTCAAGCGACAGCACAACAAGAGAACGAGCTTATAAAAGTTAAGCAGGTTTTCGGAGACGCAGCAAAACAAATAGAAGAATTTGCCAAAGTAACTACTTTAATTGGTATATCAGAGACTCAGGCACTATCGGCAGCAGGAACTTTTGGAAACCTTTTTACTTCTCTTGGTGCAGGGCAGGATGAAGCAGCAGACCTCTCTCAAAGTCTGGTTTCACTTTCCGCTGATGTTGCTGCTTTTAGTAATGTGAGTGTTGATAGAGCGTCCACTGCATTGCAGGCTTCATTGGCAGGTATATCTCTTCCTCTCCGTCGATTGGGCTTTGATGTTCGAGCAGCAGAGGTGCAGTTAAAAGCCTTTGAGATGGGGATGATTGAAACAAAGACCGGGGCACTTGATCCCTACCAGAAATCTCTTGCTACCGTTGCAGTGATAATGGAAAAAACTGCAAACGCACAAGGGCAGGCTATCAGGGAAGCGGAGACTTACGGTCAAGTAATGCGTGTCATACAAGCCTCTGTTGGAGACCTGTCAGGAGTCCTCGGAGAAGCTTTGCTTCCGATATTCAGAGCAGTGGGTCAAGGTTTCATAAACGCATTACCAGCGATGAACCAGTTTGCTGAAGCCATATCTTATCTTTTCAGTGGCTTTGATTGGAGCTATCTATCTGAGTTAATTGAAGGCATCGTTGAAGGCTTTGTTGATTTTGGGACAGCTTTAACGGTAATGGTTACGCCGTTTATTTATGTACTAGGTGGTGTCCTACAGGTTGTCACTGATATCCTTAACGCATTTGGCCTTGAGGTTGATAATGTAAGTGGAATAATACGACCACTAGCAGCGGTACTTGCTCCAGTTTTCATCGGCTTTGTTTTGTTTAAGGCAGGTGCCGTTCTTTATGCAACAGGTGCAAAGTTAGTAGCTGCATACACCGCATTGATGAGTGCGTCTATTCCTGTATGGGGAGTGATTGCTATTGCTATTACTGCTGTAACTGCTGTGTTTGCGTCTCTGTATAATGCCATGTCCGAGACGACAGCGAATGCAAAAAAGCAAATGGATGACCTGAAGAAACAAACAGACGTAAGCGGACTCGGCGACAAATTAAAGGACTTTGCTACAAATTATGAAGACCTACAGGATAAAACAAAAAAGCCATTTCAATTTAAGCTTGAAGGCGTAACTGAACAGAGCGTAGCTAGTTCCATTGCTAGCTCTGTAGATAGTGCATACGCGAAGTTAGCACAACAAGCCGGTGGAGTCGGTTTGATAAGCAAGGAAGTTCAAGACCAGTATGAGAAGTACCAAAAAGTTCTTGAAGTTGTGAATAGGTTGGTTAAAGCAGGCACTGCACAAGCCGGTGACTACCAGTACTTAAACAGAGAAGCCCAAAAGCTACTTGATCTTCAGAAAAAGCAGTCTCAAGAATTGAAGTCTCAAGAAGACGCTGCAAACAAGTTGGCAAACGCTTACAAGAATGCCGTGAAGGTTGTTGAAAAACTTGTTGAAGCCTCGTTATCTCCGCAAGAAAAGACTGCGAAAGCCTACGAAGAGAATCTTGCTGCAATAGCAACTTACTTAAAGAAAGCACAAGACGACCTCAACTTAGCAAGAGCAGCGGGTAACGCTGCGGCAATCACCGCTGCTGAGAAGCAGCTAGAGTTGGCAAAGAAAAACGCTGAAATCGCTGGGGGTCAAGCTGAGAAGCAAAGAAAAGAAAGCTATCTGGAGAATCTTGGATTTAACATAGACGACTTCAAAGAGCAGACCCAAGAGATTGATAAGCTTGCTGCTGTTGTCCAAGAGTTTAACAAAGGAATACTTACCGGTTCGGAAGTTAGAAACTACGTTGAGAACACTGCAAACGATGTGGTTAATTGGTTCCGTCAGATAAAAGAGCAGACGCAGGATATTGCGGATGAAAACCTGAAGGCAATGGACACAAGAACCTCCGAGGGAATGGAAGAGTTCTTTCGGCTCGCTTCCGGACAGGATGATCCCGCACTTGAGGCAGAGAAAGAGCAGGTTGCTCAACTAAAGAAAATAAACAGGCAACTAAAGGGTACGGGCCTTACAGTTGCAACCATAGCGGGGGCGTAAGATGTCAGTAGTATCGTGGCGAGAGATATTGCCGAGGACTTTCAGTCATTCTTTTGGTAATGCAATAGAGTGTGAAAGAAGTTTTGCACTTACTCTTGATGGTCCTACTAATACTCAAGAATGCTTGAACTCTGTTGGCATAAAGTTTGGAGACTCTCACCCGGAGTATCCAAGCATT